GGCTGCTCCCACTGGAACACTGCCAAATCTTGCAGCTTTATATCGCTCGCTTTTTTGCTGTGCGGAGCTAAAACCGCCCTGACTACTGCCGCCGCGCTCCATCTTGCGCGCTCCCACTCATTTTTTTCTTTGTCGTTATCGGCCTCACTGCGCCCTTCGATGATGTTGTACACACTGCGAAGCGTACTACCCCAAAAATCCGAAGGCGCAAGGCCGTAACGCCCGCAGGCGGTGCGCTCAATGTCCTCAATGCTTATTGGCTGATCTTGCGCCGGTTTTTCTTTTCCGGCGCCGGCGCGTTTCCCTCATCGCCTTGCGGTAGTGAGGACGCAAACAAGTTCATGCACTTTTCGTACAATGCAAAATCTTCATCCAGCCAATCGGCCATATCATTGGTGGTATATGCGAACTGTTGCCCCTCTTTGCGCGCTCCATCTTTGAAGCCGTGCCACATCAGGCGAAAGGCAGTAGTTAGGGGCATGTCGGTAGCAAGGTTACCTACCTCGCTCACCTTCATATTTTCCTCTTCAAGAAACGCCGCGAGCGCTGCCATTCCAAAAAAGAACGGCAGCGGCCCGGCTGGTGTTTGTAGAATAGTTGCTTGTTTCATGGTGTGGTTATTAAGAGATTACGGCCTGCACCAATTCGGAAATGCCCGTGAACGTCACATCATACGTTGCGTTGTCCTCCACCGGAGCGCCCAGGCTGATGGATGTTACCAGCGCTGTCCCGGTGTACTTGTAGTCGCCGGTTACGTCGGTGCTCATCTCGAAAGCAATTTCAGTGCCCGCCGAAAGTGCCGTGAACAGGTCTTTGAACTTTTCGCCAGGCGCATCCTCCGCAAACAGGCCCGTCACCTGACCGCTCCATGACTTTTGCCCGGATTTTGCCGAAGTCCATCCCCCGGTAAGGTCTTTGGTCAAAATCGAACGGGTTTCGGCAGTGACTTCAAGGGAGCAATTCGTCGAGTGTCCCACAGTATCGCCGCCAACCGAAATGCGGAGCAGCGTGCCATTGATAATACCAGTGCTGGCCATTGTTTTCTATTTTTTGAGTGAAAAATTATTCTGTTTCATCCGGCAGTTCATCGGCCAAATCGTCGGCCACAACAACCGGGTAGTAATTATTTACAGTTATGTTTTGCGCCTGTTCCGGCTCTTTTTTGATGGGCAAAGGCTTAGGCGATTGATCTTCACAAACCTCTGCAATGCCCGCCTCCACCAATTGCGCCGCCTTCCAGCGCAGAACCTCCGTAAGTTCTCCGGCTTGCCTTCCTTCATACGCTTGCAAAAGTTTGATTCTCATATTCCTGTTGAATTGTGAAATTTCGTAAATGCCTTTTCTACTGCGTTAAGCGCTGCGCTTTGCGCCTTAGTCAATGCTGCCTCCATGATGCGTACCCGAAATACCGAAGCGGTTTTGTAGATCATGTGCGCGTAGTACCCCGATGAGGTAGCGGCTGTTTGACCTATTTTTGAGGCGCCGGCCAATCGGCGAAGTACACGCGGGCCGACATAAACATCTCCTTCTTTGCCGCGAAATACCTTCATAGACTTGCGCAAGTTGCCCGGCACGATCTCTACTTTGCCTGATTTGGCATAGTAGAAATGGCTTTTTTTGCTTTTTGGCGTTGGCTCTTTTGCCGCCGCCTGTCTTACCTTTTGTCCGCCCGCCGCAAGAATGCGCGTCTTTACCTTTGGGCTGCTTACCTGTTTTTGGTACTCGTTCAATTTCCTATTGAACTCGCTGATGCCTTGTACCTGTATGCTCATCGCTTAGCTCGGATTTGGTAGGTTTGCTCAACGGCAAACACATTTTTATCAAAATCAAATCCTGCGCTGCGTTGGCTGCTGAACCGGATAGAATCAATTTCCACGCTCGCAAAGGTACCGCGTTTCCTGTCCATTGCCTCCCGCACTTTCTCGGCTATTTCCTGTACTGAAGCATGTGTTTGCGCATAGATAAAAATAGTAGCTTCTACCGTGTCCAGCCGGGAGCTACCGTCTTTGGTATCGCTTGGTAACGTGCCGCCGATCTCATACACTGCAAAAGGGTATGCCGCTGTTTGCGTTGCCATATCCGGCATAATGCGCGTGCCTAATGCCGCCACTACGTCCGCATCATCGCGCAAAATCTGGTATATGGCCTGTGCATTCATGCGAAAAAACGGACGGTTAATGTATCAGTAGCAACCAACTCAAACCCCTGCAAAACAATGTCAGAGCCTTCAATCTCATATAGTGCCGGGGCTATTTCCTGCCCGTTGAGCATTACCCATACCCGCGCCTTATCGTCAGGCACATTGCCGCCGTAAACGGTCACAGTCACGGTATCGCCGGTGGTCTCGGTGAAAGATTCAATGTAGAACGCATTACCTACCATTGTGCCACCCGTGGGCGCATCGTAGCTGCCTGACTGATACTGTGTGCAACGCAAACTCATGTACTGCCGGTCGTTGCTCCGGCTGATCGCCTCAATGTCATACAAGCGGGAATCAAAGTACACGCGCATTTCTTCGCGTATGTCGTCACGATGTCGGACGGTAAAAATTACCGCCTGCTGCGTTGTCTCTTGCCCGCCTTTCTCGTTCTCTTTTGAACGTAGTATGTTGTAATCAGTCGCTGCCCATACCGTCGCCAGGCTGTACCACGTCTGCAATCGTTCGCCGCCGGTATTGATTGTTTCGGTAGCGTAATGCACCTGTATTTCATCAGTCAATTGGCCTATGCGTTCAGGCTTGCGATATTTTCCCCGGCTGTCCATCATAGCAAAAAGGTGTAGCTTACACGGTCGAGTAAATATTTGGACGACGTGGGCAACTGCTTAACGCTGTCCTGCCGATTATCAAAAGCATCTGCAACAATCTGCCGAATTGCTAATTTGATGTCCTCCGGTACACTCGAAGCAGCCCCGTACCCGGCCTGATACACCACGGTAACTGCGTTGAGCTGTGCGCGAGCAGTGGGCCATGAAACATTGTAGGCCGGTTCAATTACGGCGCGTTTGGCGTATGTATCAGCGTTGTACTGATCGGCTGCCAGCGTTTGCTCTGTACCGTTTTCATCAATGTATTTTACGGACGTAATGGAAATAACAGGGTGTACACTCAGCCGCAACACAGTACCTAACTCATCGAATTTTTCAGTAACGGTTTGCGTTACAAAAGCCTGTTCGAGATAGTTTTGTGCGTGCTCGGTAGCTCCCGCAACAAGCGCATCAATCAGGGCATCCTCACTGCTTGAATTTACCTTTATGAATGCCTTTGCCTCAGCGGTAGTTAGTACCGGCGCGGCTGCTGCCGTTGTTATTTTCCACTTCCCCATTTCTTATGCTTTTTCATGGCGTTTTCAGCGTGCTCCGGCTGTGGTGCCGTTGCGCGTTGTGGCGTTGGCTCATCTACCAACTCAATGTCACCGGCTTGTAAAGCCCCCGCCACAAGGGAGGCAGGCATATAGCCCACCTCCCCGGCGAAGTATGCAAGACGGTATTTCCCGGTGGGAGATTTTAAAAAACGTACCTTTTGCATCAGCAAGAAATTAGCTCAATGAAGCGTCTTTTACTGCGCTGAATGATGCAGCGTGCCTTACGGCAGCATCCCACCAGCTATTGACTACCAAAGTCACCAGCGCATTTTTTGCGCCGGAATACGGGTCAACAACCAAGTCAATGCCCGCCCATTGGCCGATCATCAATTCAGCGAAGTTGCCAAAAATGATCGCGTGCAAATTGGTGCCGGAGCCTTTGGTAAGGTCTTTGGGAACTTGGGTTGAAACAAACGCGCGGTAGCCGTTGAGCGAACCCATTTGCACCAATCCGGGGTTGTCGTTTTCCCACACAAACTGCCCGGTGGAGCTGGCCTTTTCGGTTTGCTTCAACTTGCCCCTGATGCCCGGAGTAGTCAGGTAAGAAAGCGTGCCCATGTCCGCGTCATCCACAGCAACCTCGGTTTCCAAATTGACAATGTGCGCCCACGTCGGCACCCCGCCGTTGGTGCCAATAGCCACGGCCCCGATGCCGGCTGTGTTGAGAATGCCGGTGATAGGAATGGTTGAACCGTCGCCATTGATAAGCGCATAGTCGAGCGCTTTGGCGATAGCAAAGTTCAGGCGGCGACGAATGAAGTTTTCCACGTCGATGGAGCTTTGCACCATCAACTGTTTGGAAATATCCGTGAATGCGCCCAATCGGTTGGGAGACATTTGCAGGCGGTCAAAGGTCGGGCTGGTTTCGGCGTTGGCGTCGTTTTCACCCTCCCACACAGCAGCGGCGTCCGCATCATTGCGCGGGAAGTCAATGTTCCCGGTCAGGCCGGTAAGCATCGTTGCACCGGCTTGCTGAACAGCAAGGCGCGGCTGAAGGATGGGAATGAGGTCGCCCAGCTCAGTGGGTACAGTATATCCGCCCGCTGTGGTGGTGCCTGCCGTCATATCCCGGCGTTCCGGGCTGGCAATGAATCGGGGCACTTGGAGTGTGCCGGAGGGTGTGATGTTGCTGGCGCGGAACTCTTTGAGGGCTTCTTCCTGCATCTCTTTTTCCAAACCGTCCAACTGTTTGCCGTCGGCAACAGTGCGAATTGCCCGGAGCAAAGAATATTGCCCGGCGGCTTTTTCTTCCGGCGTTTTGGTTTCGGCTTTGGTGCGGCGTTGGCGTGCGGTTTCTTCCGCTTGGCGGATTTCCTCAGCCTCTACCATTTCGGCACTGGCAATGTCGGAATCAATGCCCTCAATTTCTTTTTGAAGGGTTTGCGCCTGGCTGCGCTGCTCATCAGTGAGCACGCCCGCGCCGGCGGCTGCTGTAATGGCTTTGAGCGCGTCCAATTTACCCGCCCGAAGCTGCCGAAGCTGATCGCTACGTTTCATGCTTTTTCTTTTTTTGGTTCTAAAATTAAAGTGGCCGCAATCAGTTGCGGGTATTCTTTATCCGCGCCCGTTGCCGGAGGCGGCGTGTCGTACTCTTGTTTTTTGCGTGCTATGGCGCTGGTTTCTTTGTAGGCCGGGTAGGTCACGGGGGAAACGTCGTAAATTGTGCCCATCCTTTCAATTACCCGGCGCGGGTTCATTCCCTTTTCCTCCACCCACGTTTCTTTATCAATTGTGAACGCGAAGCTGCTCTGTGAGATGTCCCCCCGTTCGATCATTACCAGCAAATCCCGCCCGATACTGGTGTCAGGCACTTCAAAGCTGTAATACAGGCCGGTTTCATCTGTCTTTAGCTCCAGCGTGCCGGATGATGTACGCGCCAAAGGAAAGTTTGGGTCATGGTTGAAAAGCGCTACCACGTCGGATGTATCAGCCTCATCAAATGCCCCGCGTGCAATTTCCTCTGTGAACCAACCCAAGTCAGCGGGGGTGTCAAAAATAGCGGCATACCCCTCTATTTTGCGCGGTGCATCTTTGGCTTTGCGAACCTCAAACTTGATCGTTCTGGTCTCCCTCTCCTTGCTCATTGCTTGGTTGGTTTTCTTGTGAATTAGAAGCGAGTGGCATACCAAATTCATCCCCTCCCTCGTAAGGGTTCATGCCTTCAAGCCTGCGAATTTCGTTCGGGTTAATGGCCCGGATGTTATACA